CCCCTTTCGGTCGATTGTGGGCAACTAGTCGCGGCTGTCAGTTTGCGCGGCTCTGGCGTGGCTCAAGCGTCCGCAAAATCGATTTCTCGAAGCCGTCCAGAGTCTCGCGGAGCAGCGACACGTACTCCGGGAAGTCCACCGTGCCGTCCATCGCCTTGATGTCGCAGTCGGCGGCGTAGAGGAGCGCGTTGTCGAGCGTGCTGTACGAGTAGAACCGTTCAGTCCGCATCCACTTCGGCTCCTCGCCGCCCTTGCGCCTGCCGACGGCGGCGGGGACGTGCTTGTGCCACAGCTGCCAGTTCCTATCGTCCATCTCGCGCAGCTGCCAGTCTCCGAACTCAATCACCATCGCGAGCCCCCGATCACGAGCGCCATCGCGATTGCGGCGATGGTCGCACCGACGGGCATCCCCAGAAAGAAAGCTATCACGCAGTTCATCCCAGAAGCTCCTCCCACGTGCAGCCAAGCGCGTCTCGTATCGTCCACAGCAGCCCCATCTGCGGGAAGTTGCGCCCGTTGCACCACGTGGGGACGGTGTTGGTGCTGACGCCGATTTCGCGGGCGAAGCCGTTCATCGTGTAGCCGCGCTCGGTGAGCAGGTGCCACAGGTGCATGCCGAACTCGCTGGGGATTCTGGCGTTGTACGCTTTCCTAGGCATCGTCCACCTCCACCCCCAGCTCGCGGGCCATCTGTCTGTAAATCTGGTTGCCGCACGTCTCGTCGGTGCAGTCTTGGTACTCGCCGCCGAACTCGCAGAACGGGAACGACGGACAGACCTTGCTCATCCAATCGTCAATGACCGTCGCGCACAGCTCCCGCAGCTTCTCGTTCTCGGCCATAATCATCCTCGCGTTCTCCGCATCGTCGGACAGACACGAGCGCAGGCGGGCGTTCTCGTCTTCGAGGTCTGCAAAGCGGCGAGTGTCTATGATGAGCCCGTCAGTCTCGTCGCAGCACTCAATCAGCGCGGCAAGTCGCGCGTCCAGCTCATTGCTCATGCGTCCCTCCTCTCACCCCATGCGCAGAAGCCGTCAAGCTCGGTCAGTTCCTTGCCCAACGCGCCGCTCTCGGGACTGGCATGGAGCCAGCACTCGGGCATGTCTATACCAGTCCACTGACGCACGACGTGCATATGCTTGCAGTCACGGCACCGCACGATTTCCTCGCGGCGCTTCTGTGAGAACGTACCGTTGAGCGTGTCGTATTCGACCTTGACCACGTACTCGCTCACTCGTCCACCTCCTCGTCCACGTAGTAGCTCCAGCACTTGCGACCCACAGAGCAGACGTTGTTCGGGCTGTCGTAGCGCGTGACGGGCATGTCATAGGCGGCGCACCACCCGTCCTTGCCGTCCCAGTCGGTCGCGTTGGAGCACTCCCAGCAGTGGCGCGTGAAGCCCGCGCCGTCAGCGAAGCGCCGATGCTTGCTCATGCGTCCTCCCTGCTTTTGTCGAAGTCATGGTTAATGACCGAGACGGCCTTCATCATCGCGTCGGCGTAGCCTTGCCAGTACAGCAGCTCGCCAGCCTTCTCGACGAATGCGAAGCCGTCCAACCCCTCATAGCGCCACACGTAATCCAGCGCGTTGCCGCGCTCGCTGTTCAGCAGCTCCATGGTGCAGTAGGGAAACTTGTTCTCAGAGTCCATCACCCGACCACCTCCCGCAGCTTGGCGGCGTACTCGGCGATGACACGCTGCACGCTATCCTCGGTGTTGTCGCAGCCGAGCACCGCGTTGGCGAACTCGTCCAGCACATCCTCGACGGTCTGGGCGTGATGGCGCAGCCTGTCGGGATGGATGGAGTCCATCGTCTCGTAGTCGCCTACGCACCACCGCCCGTCGTCGTAAAGTTCGACGTCGTAGGCGCGGACGTGCTCGCCAGTCTCGAAGATGACCAGCTCGTCACCCGGTCGAATCGGCACGCCGTCCGCGTCAACGGGGAGCTTAACTAATCCGTGTTCCTCCATCGCGTCCTCGTCCACCTCCGCTGCGACCTTCTCCATCGCCATGCGGTGCTCGCGGTCGATGCGGTCGGCGATGGCCTCGAACCTCGCGCGTCCCGCGCTACCCTTGTCGAACGCGATTTGTACGTACTCGCGCAGCTCGTCCGTTATGCTCATGCGCTCCTCCACTCGTCGCATGCCGTCGCGCCGAAGTCCACGACGCGCAGGTCTCCGTAGTCTGCCGAGTCCTCGTAGCACTGCACGCACAGCCCCTCGTCGCGCAGCCCGATGTCGATGCAGTAGTCGCAATCGCCGCAGGTGCGCGGCTCGTCGGGCGGCGTGATTGGCGGATCGTCCCACCAGGTCATTGCTCTCCTCCTCACCGGAACGACTGCGCCGCGCCGCTGAACATGACCTTCAGCCGTGCGCCAGTCGCTCCCCTTCTGTTCTTGATGACGTTCACGAGAACTGGCTGTCCTTCTCGCTCGCGCTCCCCGTCCTGCATGAGGACGATGGCGCAGCCCGCGTCGTAGCCGATGCGCCCGGAGCCGCGAAACCACCCGAGTCGCGGCTCGTCGCGCTCCTTCTCGTTGATGTTCCGCAGCTCTGACAAGACCAGCATCGGAATGCGGCACTCCTTTGCGAGCTGCATCAGTGCGCCAGAGATGGCAGAGACCGCCTCGTACTCTCCGTCCTTCGTGCCAGATGGCGGCTCTATAGCGTGGATGTGGTCGATGATTGGCAGCACCCTGACGCCGAGCTTGGTCAGCTCGCGCACCTCGTCGCAGATGACGTCGCAGCTGATGCCCGTGTCACGGATTGCGATGCGCTGCCCGTACCTCCGCGTGAAGTCATCGTAGGCAACGAGCACGGGGTCAACCGTCCCGAACCGCTTGACGTATGCGTCCACGGCGTTCTTGCGGGCGTACCCCGTCGCGTTCCACAGCCTCCACGAGTCGGCGTCCCCCATGCGCTCCTCGACCTGCTCGTGCGTGAGCGACCAGTAGACCGGGGCGAGCCCAGCGGCGCGGCTGTGGATGGCGAGGAGCCTGTCGTAGCACTCCTTCGCCGAGACCTCGGCAGAGTAGACCAGCGGCAGGTATCGGTCATTAGTCGCAGCCGCATACGCGCAGTTCATCGCGAGCGCGGTCTTTCCAGCGCCGCCCTCTCCTCCGACAACCGTGTAGGTGCCAGCCGTGATGCCGCCAATCTCCGCGTCGACCTTGCCGATGCCGATGCTCGCGACGGGCGGGGCGATGACGTGCTCCGCCACGTAGCTCACGGCGTCCTTGTTCCTGATCGCGTCCCACGGAGAGATCGCTGGCGGCTCCCATCCGTCAGGGAGCATGCGCTCTATGACGTCTGGACCGTCCGGGCTGCGCTTGAATTCCTCCCACAGTCGATATGCGACGTCGGTGCTCATGCCGCGAGCGACGGCGAAGTCGCGCCAGTGGTACTCGGTGCCGTTCCTGCGGTATATCTCCCGCCCGACGTCTATGAGTCCCTTGCCGCTGAGGGCGAATCCCTGGTCGATGTCGAGGAGTGCTGGGGCGAGGTCTGGCGTCTTGAGCGTCACTCGCCGCCGCGCGGCTCGTCACCATCGGAGTCCATGAGTTCCAGATACGCCTTGAACTCGGCGTCGTGGTCATCAGAGTCTTGGTTGATTGTTGTCGTGGCGGCGCGCTCGTCATGAGCGCCGCCACTCTCAACGGTAAGTAAGTTACTTACGTACTTACTTACGCTTTTCGGGTGGTTTTCTGGGTGGTTTTCGGGTGGTTTTTCGGGTGGTTTTCTGGTGGTTTTCTGGGTGGTTTTTTTGGTACCCTTCGGACGCCCGCCGAGATGCCCACATGCCGCCTTTTTGCGGTGGTATTCGACGCTCGATTTGAAGTCGTCCAGATGTGACCTCATGAGCACGTCCAGCGTCTCGTCATCGTCGAGACTCGGCTCCGTGCCGTCGAATGCGTATGAGAAGAGCGCTCTTACGAAGCGACCGAATCGCTCGTCTGACAGCCGTATCGTCGAGTCGTAGATGTCGCGCTTTAGAGTGATCTTGTCGGTGAAGTCTGCCACGCTGCACCTCCCCTCCTAAGCGATGGGGAGCCTTGCGGCTCCCCGTTTTCGGTCAGTTGTCGGTCGCTCTAGAAGGGGATGTCGTTGTCGTAGACGTCGGGCTGCTGCTCGCGCGGCTGCGTGACGTCCATCTCCCTCGGGGCGGACGAGATTACGTCGACCTTCGGGAACCGCACGTAGAGCTGGCTCACGCGCTCGTTGTCCTTGTTCGTGTAGTAGCGGCGCGCGAGGTCGCCGTAGGCGGTGACAACCGCGCCCTTGCCCAGCATGTGGCGCATGGTGTCCAGCGCCTTCTGGCGCTCGGCGTCGAACCACTGGACTACCTCGATCCACTCGGTGACGTTCTTGCCCTGCTCGTCATCGTAAATCTTGAGCGGGATGGAGAAGCTGATGCCCGTCGAGCCGTTCTTCGACTTGAACTCGCGCGGCTCGCTCGCGAGCTTTCCGGTGATTGGGATGCCCATGCTCTACTCCTTAATTTGCGAAACCGTTTCACACAGGGACTCGAACTCCTGGTCGTTCATCGCCTTGGGGTTGCCGAACGTCCTGACCACCCACGTCCACTCGTCTTGGAGCGAGGAGCCGTGGATGTCTGCGAGACGCTGGCAGTCGTACTTGAGCCGCGAGTAGTCGCGCTGCTGCGCCTGCTTGGGCTGCTCGGGCTTGCTCGCCGCCTCGGCGTCATCGTCGGGGTCACCTACGAGTCCCCAGTCGGCCTGTGCGAGCTGGCGCTTGGCGTAGGTGAGCTCGCTACCCCTCTTCTGCGGGTCGGCGGGGAACACCAGCGGGAAGGTCGAGAGCGCGATCTTGTCGCCGCTGTCCTCGTCCAGCACGAAGGACGTGATGGTGTTGGTCGGCTCTCCGTAGTGGATGGTCTGGATGTAGGCGATGCCCTGCGGCTTGCATGCGTCGCGGATGACCTTGAGCGTTGCCTTGAGCGACGCGAACTTGTTCCTGAAGTGCGGGTTAACCGAGTCGAGCGGCGGGTTTGCCATCGCGGCATATGCCCGCACGAACTTGGCGTTGATGCTTGGCTTCTCTGCCATGTTGTCTCCTATCTGACGGTCGGCTTCTCGCCGTACTCGAACCTAGCTTGTCGCGCCCTCTCTAGAGCGTCCGTGACGTAGTACTGACAGACAGTCGGTGTGCTCATGTCACAGACAAGGCGCTCGCAGGTCGTTACGTTTCCCGGCATCTCGCACCCAGCAGCCGAGAAGTCCAGTCGGTATCTTGTGTCGCGCACCTCAAGCCGCTTGAGCAGGTCTTCGTGGATCGCGTTCATACCGCGAAGCACCTTGCCTGTGCCTGTGACGAGGTCACACGAGAACGCCGCGTAGTCGCACGTGACGCCCTCGTTCCACCACAAGTAGCTGAACACTGGCGTTGATAGCGGTTCGTCCTTTGGGTTGGGAATCTTGCCAAGTATGAGCAGACCGTTAGACACGGGCGTGCTGTTGTAGTCGATGGCGCACGCCAGCTTGTCCCAGTCGCTCTCAAGCTGCTCGTCGCTGCCCTTCACCTCGACGTAAAGGTTCTCCGCCGGAAGGTAGAAATCGGGCAGGTACTTGCTGCCGTCAAAGCCGACAAACCCCTCTGGCTCATAGTCGTACTCGATGTGCATGGCGTCGAAGAAGACCGCCCATCGCGCTTCGAGACGAGACCTAAACCGATAGCCGTTGTACTCAGTCTCTATGGGCTTGATGTACACGGGTGTCTCACCTCCTATGTAGAAAACTCGCTGACCTGTCGAAAACTACTCGCCCTCCGGGAGCATGAGCGCGTCGCGCAGGACGTCTGGCAGCTCGTGACCGCTCGCGGCGATGATGTCGGGCAGCTTGCAGCCCGTGACCTTGATGTGGCTGAACCGCGTGGGCTCCTCCTCGACGCGCACCTCGCAGCCGTCGGGGACAACGCCATCCGTCGTGATCGAGGACGCGCACACGTCCAGCAGCTTGCGGGACTCACGCGGACATTTCTGCATGAACTCGCGGAAGTATGCAATGCCGTCCGTCGAGAGCCAGTGCGCGAACTCGACGGCGTTGAGCGGATAGAGAACGTGCTTTGTCACCGCCTTGGTGGTCACCGTCGAGACGGTTCCCACCTTCACGCCGTTGACGTTCACCTCGCGGGACGTGGCCCCCGTCTCCTCGTAGAGCGCCCGCATGTCATCGCGCAGCTCGCCGTACATGGTGCCGCCCTTGCTGTCAACGAGGGCGTCTATCTCCTTCTTGAGGGCGTAGAGCGGCGCGAACCGCTCGCCCAGCTCAGTCTTGTTCAACCTGACTCCCCTCTATAAGCCTACAGGCGTCCTCAAGCGCCATGCACACCCACGTCGCGCGTGTGCCAACGTCCACAGCCGCCATGACGTTGCCGGATGCCCTCATGACGTCACCAACGGTCATGAAGCAGTGGTTTCTGCCGAATCGGGACTCTCCGCAGCCCTTGCGGTGGACGATCAGCAGCGCGAAGTCCGCGTCGGCGTTGCCCTTCTCGTTGACCGTCTCGTGCTGCCACCTGACCAGCTCGGCGTCACCCCAGTCGGCGTAGTCCTTGCACTCCGCGATGCCGTGGAGTCCATGCGCCCAGATGCCGTACAGGTCTCCCATGTCGTGTGCGCCTTTGAGCGCACGTCGGTCTATGCGGGCATCGTCCAGGCGCTTGCGCAGCCAATTTGCGCAAGCGGTCTCGAAAGCCGTGCCCTTCTTTTTCGGCCTGTTCGTCACTAGACAAGCCCCTCCTTTCATGCCGACACATCGCAGTTGTCAACGCGCAGGAAGTCGAACAGCGTCTTTTGCGACGCTATGCGGTCGGCTTCTCGCATGTTGTTGACCGCGACGTTGAAGTACGACGGCTTTAGCTCGATGCCGACGAACTGGCGTCCCTTAGAGACCGCGACGTACCCCTCGGAGCCGATGCCCGCGAACGGCGACAGAACGAGGTCACCAGGGGCACTCCACAGGTCGATGCCGCGCTCGATGACGTCAAGTTGCAGCGGGCAGATGTGGCGCTCGTCCTCGTTCTCGCGTGCCGTCTTGTATTGCAACGTGCGTGACGGGTTGACGTCCATCCAGACGGGTGATGCGTAGCGTTGCCACATCGATATCGGGAACTCTTCGTTCGTGTGGGAGACGGGCGTCTCGTTCTCCCCAGGCTTGCGCATCGTCACAAGGTAGTCGGGGATTCCCTGACGGCTCATGCATGAGTCCTTGTTCTTCTGCTTGTTGAGCAGCCCCAGCGCCTTCGTTCGCTGCATCGCCGTCACGGGGTCTTTCCAGATACAGACCTCGGAATGGTAGATGAATCCCGCCTTCTGGAACTCGCGTATGAGGTCGCCGCGAAAGTCTCGGATGCCGATGTACCCGTCGCGCTCCTTCGTCGTGGGCAGGTTCATGCAATGGAACGACAGAAGCCGCCCCGGTGCCGTCACGCGGTACAGCTCGGGAATGAGGTATGCGAAGTGTTCGGCGAACTCGTCATCGGTCTTGCAGTTGCCCATGTCGCGATCACTGTTGCTGTACGTGTACAGGCTCGCGAACGGCGGCGAGAAGATGGTGTACCCCACCGTCTCGTCTGGAATCTCGCGGATGCGCTCGACGCAGTCACCCAGCATTAAGTCCCAGTTATCGCCGTGTTCGGCGTCTGTCATGTACGGCATGGAGTCTCGCGCGGTCATGGACTCGTCGGTGCGAATCCGCATGCTTCTCTTTGTCATCTGTACCTTCATCTCGTCTGAAGCGTCGCGCTTCGAAATGACGTTCGCGACGATTGCCGTCTCTTGGTCGCTTACCACAACATCAACGGTTACGGGGTTGGTCTGCCCGTAGCGCCAGCAGCGTCGAACTGCCTGATAGAACTGCTCGTAGCTGTGCGAGAGACCGCAGAACGCCATCTGATGGCAGTTCTGCCAGTTCATGCCGAAACCAGCGATTGACGGCTTCGTGACTAGCACGCGGATGGTACCGTCCGCGAATCCCAGCATCGACTTTTCCTTGTGCTCGTCAGAGTCGGAGCCGCGAACCTCGACGGCATCGGGGATGGACTCCGCCAGATACTCGCTCTCGGCGTTGAGGTCGCACCAAATGAGCCATTGCCCATCGTCGGAGTTGACCTTTTGCGCGATGGCGTCTGCCTTGACCTCGACCGTCGTTCTACGTGCCTTCTGCTGGTCTGACAGCGTTATCGCTTCGACGGCGAACAGCCGCGAATCGTCAACCAGCGTCGGAGACTCGACCACGACCTGATGGATGTCCAGCTCGGGCAGGTCGAATCCGCCCGCGTCATACCCGAGGTCGGACGGGGACGTGACTGTTACCGCCCATTGGCTTACCCAGTCCCAGAACACGTCGACCGCGTGGCCCTTCAGCCGCCACTTCGACGTGTTGCCGCCGTCGTGAGTGAAGAACGTCGCGAGCATTTCCGTTCGCGTCATGACCGAAACGAACTCGGCGTGGTTGCCCAGCTCCATGTAGTCGTTCGGTGACGGCGTTGCGGTGCATGCCAGCTTGAACGGGACGTTCTCGAACATGTCGATGATTTGGTTGCGAATCTTGCCGGAGTAGCTTTTGAGAATCGAGCTCTCGTCCAGCACGACTCCATCGAGCACAACGCCTTCGAACGCATGAAGCATCTCGTAGTTGGTGATGTTGATGCCCTCGGTCATGTCCGCTGCCGTTCTGCACCTGTTGACCTCGATGCCGAACTTGCGACCCTCTCGAACCGTCTGCGCCGCCACCGCGAGCGGTGCCACGATCAAGACGATACCGATGCCATCGTGTTTGCATACCTGGTCTGCCCATTCGAGCTGCATGGCGGTCTTGCCCATGCCGCAGTCTGCGAAAATGCACGCCTTGCCCTTTCGGCACGCCCATGCGACGATATCGCGCTGGAACGGGTAAAGCTTGCTGTTGATGTCTCTCGGCTCGAACCCAGCGGGCGGTACGATTGCCCTCTTTGCCTCGATGAACTCTTCGTAGTCCATCACACGTCCACCCCCTGCTCACCCAGCCATTTGTGCCATTGCACAATTGCCGTCTCGTCATCGTCACCGCAGCGCCCCATGTACGTGAGCCCGCGAATCGGGGCGCGGTCGAAGTAGGCGCGGGATATGCGCGAGTACACCAGCACGTGCTGCCCGCAGGTGGACACGATGCGCTCGGTCGACGGGGTTGTGGGCAATGGCGGCTGCGTCCTGAACGTGCAGAAGTTGATTGACTGCGGGCCACCCGGGTCGGACGTGAGATTCAGCCCGCCCAGTGTGTGCGTCTCGCCCCACTTGCCCGCATGCTCGGACTTGTAACTCACGCCGCGATCACCGCCACCAGCTTGCAAAGCACCTGTACCGCCGCGAGGATGGAGAGCGCGATGCACGCGGCGCTCAGCAGCTCCCCCACGGTCACTGGCTGGTCGGTGATGCTCGGGAGCCACAGCAACCTCGAAAACATCTTGTCCATGTTGTATCCTTGTCTGAGCGCCCGCTCGCAAGCGGGCTTTGCAGAGACTCCGCTGGTTTCCTAGGCCATGAAGCGGGGTCTCGCTCTATCTAGTCGTTGTCTGCCTGCTCCATCGATTCGAGCCACCGCTCGACCTCGGCGTCACGCACGAAGCGCTTCTTCGTGAGGCCGGGCGGCACGAACGCTCGGAGCCTGCCGTTCCTAACGGCGTCCAGGACTGCCCGGTACTTGATTCCCGTCTCGTCCGCGACCTGCCGCAGCGTAAGGCAGCGCATAGCCGCCCCTCTCTCTGGACGCACCCCAGCTGGCACGGCTCGGTCAGGTGGCCGTGGCGGGGAGTGGAGTTAAGCCCGCTGCCCTCATGCCAAAGGGCTACCCACCTTGCGACCGCTGCGCAGGGAAGACGCAAGGGAACCCGCGCTGGAAGGAAGGGTGAGCGGAAGCGAGCCATGCCAGTTGGGATGCGTCGTTGTTGTTTAGTGGTCAGCGGGTACGACTTTCTCGTACTCTCGCGACATGGTTAATCCAGCGCTAGAAGGTAATCGACCTTCTGGCCGTACAGGTTCGCCATGTCAATGAGCTTGTTTGCAGTTGGCGCGGTATCGCCGCGCTCCCAGCTGAACAGGGTCGTAATTGAGACGCCTAGCTCGGCTGCTGCACGCTCGGCCTTGATGCCCGCGTCCTCGCGGGCTTTGCGATAGTTTTGCTGTGCCATTCGGTTCCTCCAATCGGATTGTTACGCTGCATGGACGCATCCACGCAACCTCGGTTGTCAGATACCCGTCCGTTTCCATACGCCACGGGAACACGGACAAATCGCTTGCAGTTTTCAAAGTTCGTCGGGACTTCTGCGCCCCATACCTAATAGTACGAGATTCCCGTACTTTTGCAAGCCTTTTTTGGTAATAATTTCCTTGTCATGGATTATTAACAAAGGAGGCTGACATGAGCCTAGGCAAGAGGATAGCGTCGATGCGAGGATATCGCAGGCTCACGCAGGAAGAGCTGGGCGGCATGGTCGGCGTCTCCAAACAGACCATGAGCGGCTGGGAGCATGACACATCGCGTCCCAACGCCGACTATATCCGCAAGCTATGCATAGCGCTCGATTGCAGCGCTGACTATCTTCTTGAACTGTCGGAAGACTACCGCAGAGGCGCTTAGCCATGCCGCGCAAACCCCGCCGCGCCGACTGGGGCAGCGTCACGCAGGTGGACTCAAAGACGTGGCGCATACGATACTGGGCGAACGGCCCCGATGGTTACAAGCGCCGCAGCATAACAATCAGAAACGCAACCCGCAAGGACGCCTACGACCAACTCGCCGCGCTGCGTCTAGAGCACTCTCAGGACGCTCCTGTGCCAACCGTGGGCGATTGCTGGCGTCGCTGGTACCTGCCCGACATGGAGCGGCGCATGGAGTCTGGCGAAGTCGCTCGGCAGACGTTGGAGCAGTACCGCTCGCTGTGGCGCAAGCACATCGAGCCGACCTGGGCTTCCGTCCCGGTCGACGCCGTGAAGCCGTTCGCCGTCCAGCAGTGGATCGCGGCGCTCCCCTACGCCGCCGCCCGCTCGTCGCTCCCGTTGCTCCGCCGCGTCATGGACTACGCCGTGCGCTACGAGTTCATTGATTCCAACCCGCTCGACGTCAAGTACCTCATGCCACCAAGACAGACCTCGGACACCCGCGACGATGGCGTGTGGACTCCTGACGAGCTGATGGACGTGTGGCGCGTCTGCCACGGAACCCCGCTGGAACCGCTCGTGCTGCTCTGCGGCTTCGGCTCGTGTCGCATCGGCGAGGCGCTGGACGTTCGGTGCGGTGACGTGTCCAGCATGGACGTCGGCGGCATCACCGTCGCGTGCGTGTCCATCGACTCGCAGGTTGACGGTCGCGGTCGCGTAGTCGATGCTACAAAGAACCGTTGGAGCACGCGCACAATCGTCCTCGCTGGGCGTCCAGCCGAGCGCCTGCTCGAACTCGCCGACGCCGCCGACGATAGGCTCGTGGACGATGGCACGGGACGCCCGATGCGCCAGAGTCTCATGCGCGACTACTTCGCCGAGACCATAACAGCCGCAGGGGTGCCAGTCCACCCACCGAAGAACCTGCGCAAGACGTGGCAGACCATCGCGCGGTGGACTTTGCGACTCCCGCCGTGGCTCACGGAGCGCATGATGGGGCACGTCGGCGATGGCGTGACGGGACGGCACTACGACCGACCAGAGACGGCAGAGTTCGCGCACGCGCTCGCGGACGCATGGAGAGCCACCCCGTTCGGCGATGACGCACCGTTCCTCGCGTCCCAAGCGCGTCCCAAATGATGCATAAAAACGGGTATAGAGCGAATTCGAGTTTGTATAATCGCAGGAATGCGACGGTTCGCAA